CGTAATTGGTATGCTGACTGGAGTTTTCAAAATGCTGCATTTTCGACTATGCCACCTAGTTTTAGGGCTAATGGTATTAGTCCGGAGAAGTGGCAACAGATTTCATCAGTCCTGCCAAAGATTAACAGCATTAGAAAGCGCGTGAGTGCAGAAATTGCTGCTGAGGCTGCTAAGTTCGATAGGTTCGTTGAGCTGAAAGAGCAACAAGCGGCTTCAGAACTCTCAGAACTTGAAAGCGAATATGTAAAGATTCTTAAAGTTAATGTTACTTGCTTACCCCTTGAAGATCAACTTGAGATCCTAGCCAAACCTGAAAATGAACGTAAAAGTTTTGAAGAAACTAAGCTTGAAGAGTTAAGGTCTAAACTACTTTCTGACCTTGATGCTGGGAAGTACAAAGACCCTTTTCGCTTGGGGGACTTCAAAGACCTTTTACTTTAGATGCTTACGTCAAATCGAAAAAGAAGGCTTATCGACTGGCTTTGCTTTGGTACCGCGTTAAAGACAAATGGAAGCGTTCTCGTAATGAATCCTTTGACTTAGACTCAAATCAGATCAAAGAAGTTAAAGCTGAACGTGAACGACAGTGGAAGAGTAAAGAGCCACTTGCTAACGTTTACGGTGTTGAGCGTAAAGAATATGATCTTGATAATTCAGTTAAGAAGATTACTAATTATATACCTAGTGTTATAAATGGTAAACCTTACATTGAAACATCAACTTCATATCTGCGACGTCCTTTTAGACATGATAGACCTCTATCAGCTGTAGAAAGAAAAATGTTGCCATTACCTCTCACTAGTTGTTGCAAGTGGGTCGGACTTACTAACTTTCCTGTCGGTGCTTGGCCACAAAAGTTCAGAGAGCCACTTGGGTGGTTCGATGGCTTTGCGCGTTCAAAGCACATATCTAGTATGCTTGAAGATAAGTCTGACCAGTTACTAAGCCGCTACACATTGATTGAAGGTTCATGGGCAACTAACCGATCTTTATTGTCTGACATGGCTCAGCCACCAGCGACAAAGGTCAAACCGTCTGTCTATGAACTACTAGATCAATCGTTGGACCGACTACATCTTTTTGGCTTACCAAAAATTGATTTTGTAATTCAAAAATGGTGGCTAAAAGCTGTAACTATGAATTCAGAAGCAAACCCTGGGTTAGTTTCTCGTCGTCAACTTGGCTCGACTAAGAAGACAGCATATGGTGCTGGGCTGCTAATGGCTCAACGCATATGGGATCGAATTGTTACATCTAGAAGCCCTGTTTGTGACACCTCGTTATGGTCTGTAGGTGGTAGGGCACGTAAGCAAGATATGTCAAAGGGTAAAGCCCCTGAGTCACGTATTGTGCTTATGCCTGAACTACCAAACAGTATTATTGCGGGTGTTATTGCACAGCCGATTTTAAAAGCCATGAAGAAAGTGCAAATCTTTAACCCTGAAAACGAATGTTTTATGGGTCAAGACGTTACTTTAGGTGGTTGGAACAGAATTAAGAAATTTGTAACTCCAGGGACAACTACGTTAGAATTGGATTGGGCTAAGTTCGATTCAACTGTAACAGAAAATGTTCTTGTTGCTGCTTTTTGCTTACTTCGTACATGTTTTCCTGAATCGCGTAAAATTGACAAGCTTTTCTTGTTTGTAATGTCTGGAACCGTTTATAAGCATATTGCTATTAAACAACGTTTCATTTACAAACTGACACGAGGAGTGCCATCTGGTAGTCCACTTACTTCGTTACTTGTAACGTTAAGTAATTGGATTTGTCTTAATTACACATTACGGAAGAGTGGTTTGTTCGGCATAAGTGGTCCTAATGACTACAAACTTGGTGTCGCTGGTGATGATACTTTAATTGCCTTTCTTAACAAAGATACTTTTAGAGTTGAACACGCAGATAAAATCGTACAGACCTTTAAAGAGTTTACTAACCTTCGTACTGAACCTGAAGATTTAAATCTGAACGAATGGTATGGTGGTGAACTCTACTGCACTGACGATATTGAACATGCTCCATCGATATTGAAGACAGTTATTTGGCAAGGGCTGCCGGGACGACGTTTGAAAGATCTAGTAAGGTCTATATCATGTCCGGAAAGTAAAGTTCGTTCCTATTGGGACGTTTTGGACGTAGTTAAAGGCTATACAAGTATCCCGATATACACACCGCTCGGTCGCTCGCTTATGTTGAGCTTAGGTAAATTCTTAAATGAAAAGTTGTCCGGAATTTATGGTACTGGAGAGATGAACCGTCACTTTGATCCATATTCTCCCACGACTTATCTACCTAGCTGTGAGAGTTTGGTTATTCTTAATGATTATTCAGACCAGATGTTGCGGGATCCACCGTACCTGCGTAAGGATAAATGGAACGGCGAAACTTTAAATGGTTGGAGGGTAGATTTAATTTCTAAGATCGATATTGCGTTATTTGGAGTCTCCTAATAACATCAGTTCTAACTGGTTCCGTATATATCCCCATGTATGCATATAATAGTATATTATACTATACATAATAGTATATTGTACTACGTACGTATACG